TGACCCTGGCCAGCAGGCGATGATGGCGGACAGGGCTGCCAGGATCAAACGGACGGTGATCGTGACCTACAGCGACCTGACGACGGACACTTTTGAAGCCTATTGCACTTCGGCCGTCAAATCCGGGGGCATCGACAACAAAGTCGCTATCGCCTTCAGTCTGGCGATCACCGGCGAGGTCCTTTCCAGCAACCTGGAAAGCTCGTAAAGGTAAATCGGGGAAATGGCGAAAGGGGGATTGCCTATGTCATCTCTTAACCGGGAATCCATCCTGGCGTCCGAGGATTTGGCTCGGGAGGAGGTCCAGGTGCCGGAATGGGGCGGATCGATCTATGTTCGTTGCATGACCGGAACGGAGCGGGACGCCTTCGAATGCGAGGTGTACGCGAATAGGGGCAAGGAACTCCAGGTGAATACGGAAAATTTCCGGGCCCGCCTCCTGGTCAGGACCCTGGTCGACGAAAAGGGGGACCGGATCTTTGCCGATGCGGACATCGGGGCCCTGGGGCAAAAGTCGGGCAAGGCGCTGGACCGGCTCTACAGTGTGGCCAAACGGCTTAGCGGCCTCAGCCCTAAGGACGTGGACGAACTGACAAAAAACTGAGGTCCCGGGCGGAGAGGAGATTTTATTTCTTTCTGGCCCGGGAGCTGGGAATGACCGTGCGGCAATTATTGAGCGGCATCGACAGCCTCGAACTCTCGGAATGGGTTGCCTTTTTCAATTTACAAAATAGGGGTGCGGAAAAGAAGAGAAGTCTCGAAGAACAATTCAAAGATGCTCTCACGCAAAGGCGCAAAGGCCGCAAAGGTTCGTAGAGGCGGTTCGTGAACCGCCCTTGAGAATAACGCAATCGAAATACGGGCGGTTCGCGAACCGCCCCTACTTTAGGCACTCTTGAATGGCTACCGTACCCGGCATCATGGTTGAGATCGGCGCGAATGTCGCCCGCATGCAGTCCGACATGCGCCAGATCACCTCGACGATGAGCTCGACTTTCGGCCAGATCGAATCCATGGCCAAGAAGGTCGGCGCCGCCATCGGCATCGGGTTCGGTGTGAATGAACTCGTCAATTTCGGCAAGGAGGCCCTGGATCTCGGCGAACGGATGGCGAAACTGAGCCAGTCCGCCGGGATCACGGTCGAGAATCTATCTGCCCTGAATTACGCTGCCCGCCTCGCTAATGTGGACCTGGACTCCCTGGCGAAGATGGTCGGCAGGCTATCCCGCAATATGCTCGAGGCCCAGACCGGGACCGGGGATGCCCGTGACGCCTTCGTCGCCCTGGGGATCAGCGTGAAAGATTCCTCGGGCAATCTCCTTTCCAGCGATCGGGTGATGGCCCTGGTCGCCGACAAATTCGCCGGCATGGAAGACGGGGCCGGCAAAACTGCCCTCGCCATGAAGATTTTCGGCAAGGCCGGGGCGGAGATAATCCCCATGCTGAACCAGGGATCGGCCGGCCTGGAACAAATGCGGGCCGAGGCTGAAAAACTGGGCCTGGTCATGTCCACGGAGACCGCCCAGCAGATGGAGCGGATCAACGACAATTTCAAGCGGCTGAAGCTATCTACGATGGGCATCGCCATCAACATCATGGACCATCTTTCCCCGACCCTCGAGAACCTTACAAATATCATGATCGATGCCAAGAAGGGGGCGAAGGATTTCAGCATGGCGGCCGATGCGATCGCCGTTGTCCTCAAATCCATGGCTTCGGCGGCGGTCGTGGCATCGGCGGCATTCCAGGACGTGGGTGGCTATGTGGGGGCGACCGCGGCCCATTGGCTCGCCGTCGTCAAGGGCGACTTCGCGGCGGCGGCGGAGATCCAGAAGGCGCAGGCCCAGGATGTGCAGGAAATATGGGCAAAAGCCGGAGACCGCCTCACCCAAATCTGGAGCAAGGAGGCAGAGGATGCCCTTCGCGCCGGGGACAAGATAAAAAAAGGCCTGGCTCCCGCCCCGGCACTGCCCACCGAGGAAGAGAAAGAGATCAAGAAAAGGATCAAGGCACTTTTCGAGGAAGTCGAGGCCATGAATCAGGGCACGGCGGCCCTTGAACTCTATAAAAAAGGCTTGCACAACGCCAGCGTTGAGCAGAAGGATTATGCCCTATATCTGATAAATGAGATCGATGCCCGGACGCGGAATACCAAAGCCCTCCTCGAGGGATTGAAAGCATACGAGGATGACCAAAAAGCGATCCAGGAGAATGAGGACGCGATCCAGGGAATGATCGATGCGCTGAAGGTCGAGGCCATCACGGCCGCGATGACCACGGAGGAAATCGCCAAGTTCCAGTTGACATTGAAGGGCGCCACGGAGGCCCAGGTGGAAAGCATCGACACCTATCAACGGGCCATCCGGGCCGCGAAGGAATATAAGGAAGAGATCGATCTTATCAAGGGCATCATCGAAGAGACGAAATCGCCCATGGACCGATTTGAGGAGCGCATAGCAGAGATCCAGAAGCTGCTGGATAAAGGTTTTATCGGAGGTGAGACCGCCCGGCGGGCCTGGACCATCGCCTGGGATAAGATGATGGGCGGGGGCCAGGATAAGGTCGACGAGAGGGAAAGAATCCTCATCGATTTTGCGGACCGTGTGCGCGCGCAGGATGCCATGACGGCCGACGCCGCCATCTATCAGATCGACAGACAAGCGGCAATTTTTAAGAAGGCCGGGGCGGACGATGTCGCCGTGGCGCAGTGGGCGGCCAGAGAGAAGATAAAGGCCTCGCGCGAATGGTCGGACGGGGCCATCCGGGCGCTTTACGACTACTCCGCGAATGCCACCAACCTGGCCAAGGGCGCAGAGACGGCTATCACCAACGGGTTTAAAAAAATGGAGGATGCCATCGTCGAATTCGCCATGACGGGAAAGGCATCCTTCAGCGATTTCGCCAATTCCGTGATCAGGGACTTGATCCGGATCATGGTGCAGAAAACTATAACCGGCCCGCTCGCCGGCGCCGGGTACGATTGGCTCAAGGGAATATTCGGTGGCGGGGGGGCCAATGCACCCGCGGCAAGCACCGGCTATTCCTACATGGGCCCCGAAAGCCCCTACGGAATCATGCACGGCGGCGGAATCGTGGGCGCCTCATCCGTGCCCATGAGGTACCTGGCGCCGCCCCATATCTGGGGGGCGCCGAGATTGCATGGAGGACTCCAGCCGGATGAATTCCCGGCCGTCCTCAAAAGGGGCGAGGGGGTCTTCACGCCCACACAGATGAGGGCCATGGGCCCGGGCGAGGTCAATGTTCGGGTCAATATTATCAATCAGTCGCCGCGGGTACGGGCGGAAGTCCGGGAGGGCGATAACGGCCGAGGATCCCGGGACATCACGGTCATCATATCGGAAATCGCCGGCGCAGAGGCGCGAAGGCAGGGCTCGCCCCTGAACCAGGGCATCCGATCCATTGGCGGCCGGACGCCGCTGATAAGGAGATAGGATGCAGACCTGGCCCAATACGCTGGACATCAAGCCCCTGGCCGACGGATATAGCGAGCCGCTGCCAAGGACGATCCTCCGGACGCCGATGGATGCCGGCCCGGCGAAAGTGAGAAGACAGATCAGCATCAGTCCCAGGCTGATCCCGATCGAGATCCCGATGACCGCGGCCGAGGTTGAGGATTTTGACGAGTTTTTCATGGAGACGCTGCTCGGCGGCGCCCTGATGTTCACCTGGACGCACCCGCGCACGGGCGATGCAATCGACAGCCGGATCCTGGTTGATGCCGGCAACGGGCCGGAGTTGGCCTACCACGAGGGCGATTACCTGGTCCGCTTCATTCTGGAGGTACTGCCATGAGGGTTATCGACCTCGGCGCCCTCCAAAATATGTTCTCCCTCGAGCCCGAGGAATTCCCCATCATCCTGATCACCCTGACCAGGGGAGCGGACACCATTCGCCTCTCATCGGACGCCACGGAGAGGATATCCGAGGACCCGATCGTCTACGGCACGATGAGCCGGACCAATCCCTATGTCTATTTCCCATTTGAATTGACGCTGCCCCAGGACCAGGCCGAAACGGTCCCCCGGATGCGCCTTTCGGTAGAGAACGTGAGTGCGCAGATCGGCTGGTGGCTCCGGAGCTCAACCGTCGCGCCGATGGCGACCGTAGAGATAATGTCGAGCGGGGATGTGGACAACCCGATCGCGGTATTCTCAGATTTCGAACTCAGCTCTTTCCGGGGAGGGAAGATGACGGTCGAGGGCAACCTGAGCCTGAGCAACCTGGAAAACGAGCCCTATCCGGCGGGGAGTTTCAACCCGGCATATTTCCCAGGGCTCTTCTGATGAGGGATCTCAGTCTCTACTGCGGCATCAAATTCAAGGAAAAGGGCGAGGGCTGGGATGGATGCGACTGCTGGGGCCTCATCAGGCTCTTTTTCAAAACCGAATTCAACCTCGATCTCGACGATTGTCGCAACCTCTATTTCGGGATCCGGGATATCGATTCCATCCGGACGATCGCCGAAGAAGAACGAAAGAAATGGCGCAAGGTTCTGGGCAAACCGAAGGTCGGCGATGTGATCGAAATCCCGCTGGCTCCCCGGAATTTCCACATCGGCGTGATTGCGGCTCCGGGAGTGATCCTGCACGTCGAGGAGGGCGGATTCTCCCAGACCGTGCCCATAACCAGCCAGAGGATCGCCCGGAGGATAAAAGCGACCTGGAGGCATTTTAGTCTTGAACCCTGAAACCGTCCAGATAACCGCCGTCAAACCCCTGGGGACGGAGATCGTTTCCTGCCAGGCCCCCGCCGGCCTTTCCATCTCCGAAATGCTCTGGAAAGGCCCCACGCCCGCCAGGCTGCCCTATACCGTCCTGGTCTGGGTAGACGGCCGTCCCGTACCCGGAGACGCCCTCGAATCGACCCGCCCGCCCGCGGGGTCCCTAGTCTTGGTAAAGACATTTCCTCGGGGAGGCGGTTCGGACCTCTTCCGCGCGGTTTTAATTATCGCGGTCATCGCGGCTTCGATTTACACGATGGGAGCAGCTTCGGGACTTGCACTTCACCTTGGCGCTACAACGGCTGCTGCACCCTACTGGGGGGCTGCAGCGGCCATGGCGGTGAGCGCCGTCGGCTCCCTCGCCATCAACGCCCTGATCCCCCCCATAACCCCTCCGGCCGTCTCATACGGGGCGAGCGACCTGCAGGAGAATCCGACCATGTGGATCTCCGGGTCGCAGAATCAGCAGAACCCATGGGGCACCATACCCTCCATCCTGGGCCGGATGCGCACAATACCCTTCCACGGAACGAAACCCTACACGCAAACCCTCGGTAATGACCAATATTATCGCGCCCTCTATATCATCGGCTATGGCCCGCTCCAGATCACTGATTTGCAATTCGGAGAAACGGCTTTATCCTCCTTTCAGGATTACGAAGTCGAAATCAGACAGGGATATGCCGACGACCCTCCCATCACTCTCTGCCAGGGGCAAGTGGATGAGAGGCCCCTATCCATCCTCCTCAAGAAAGAATATGACTGGCAGAGTCAGACGACCGAACCCGATATCGACGAGTTCGAGATCCATTACGCCTTCCTGAGCGGCCTGACGACCTATGATAATCTGGGCAACCGGCAGGAGAAGATCATAGAGCTCGAGTGCCGCTGCCGGAAGGTCGGGGACGAAGAATGGATCACGATCGGCACGGATATGCCCTTTTATCAGAAGGATTTTATACTCGTGTCGTCGTACGGCGCCACGGATGGGGAAGGAAACTGGATCCCCGGAACCCGCACGGATATCATTGCCATTAGCAAACAGGATGGACACATCCGCATTATCCATGGTACGACCGCTGTGCCGGAGGATTGTTTCGGCCTGGCCGAAGTGACTCTTGCAGATTTCACGGTGACCGAAATCGTAGACGTCCATGACCCGGCGGTTACGGGCATGGCAGTATCGTGGGTTTCGTGGAATACCATAAGGATCGCCGACGGCTCAGTTAACTATGCCGACAGGATGCTTACCGCCGGGAAGACCTCACAAGCCCTGCGCCGGTCTCTTTCCTTCAAGGTGCCCATCAATGGGCAATATACCGTCCAGATGCGCAGGATCACCGATGATAATACGGATACCCGGACCGTGGATGAATGCCACTGGATCGTGTTAAGCTCGCGCAAATATGAGGAGCCGATCAATTTCCCGCATCCGCTGGCCAAGGTGGCCGTTAAAATAAAGGCAACGGACCAGATGAGCTCCAATATCAACGAGCTCAACTGCATCGCCCACAGCATCGTCAAGGACTATGACCCGGACACCGACACCTGGATCCCGCGGGCGACTTCAAATCCCGCATCCCTTTACCGCCACATCCTCCAGGGTCCGGCAAACGCCAGGCCCCAGACCGACCCCAAGCTCGACCTGGACGGTTTTTTTGAGGACTTCTGGCAATTCTGCGTGGACCAGGGGTTCCAATTCAATGCGGTCCTCTCCTCCGCCGAGTCCGTTTATGAGCAATGCCGAAAGGTCTGCGCGGCCGGCCGTGCCGCCCCCCAGAGGGTCGAGGGCAAATGGGCGGGGGTGATCGACCGGGAGCAGGAAACCATCACCGGGCACTATACCCCGCATAACTCCTGGGGCTTCGAATTCACCGGCGAGTACCCGAAACTTCCGCACGCCTGGAGAGTCCGTTTCCTGGACGAGACCAATGATTATCAGCAGCTCGAGCGGATCGTCTATGCCGATGGAAAAAACGAGGGGAATGCCACGCTTTTCGAGGCCGTCACCCAGACCGGGGTTACCTCGCCGGACCAGATTCATCGTCTATGGCGGTATAACTACGCCTGTGCCAAGCTTCGGGCCTTTCCCTTTTCGTTCTATGTCGATTGGGAGCACCTGGCCAACATGCGCGGCGACCTGATCCGCTGTACCCACTATGAGATCATGGGCCAGGTATTCTCCGGAAGACTCAAGAAGATAGAGACGATTGCGGAAAAGCACGTCCTCACCCTCGACAATGCAGTCACCATGGTGGCCGATAAGGATTACATGATCCGCGTACGGCTGGCCACGGGCGCCTCGGTCACGGGCGAAGTGATTCTCGATATCGGCGAGAAATATATTATAACCATCGATGGACTGCTTTCCTCCGCCCCGGCCGCCGGCGACCTATTCCAATTTGGCGAGTTGGACGCCGAATCGATACCCGCGATCATAAAAGAGATCGAGCCGGTGGACAAACTCTGCGCCCGGGTCATCTGCCTCGATTATGCCCCGGCTGTTTTCGATGCCGACACGGAGGAAGTTCCGGAATGGGATCCGGTCTTCAACGAGCCCACCGCCCTGGCCCGCAGTACCCCGCCGGTTCCGCAGATCATCTCCGGCGACGTGGACGACATGCAGATCACCCGGAAGCCGGATGGCACCTATATTATCCGCATTGGCATAAATTATATCATCGGTTCATCCGTCCTCAAGGCCGCGGAATACATTCAGGTGGAATTCAGGCCGATCGGCACGAATGCCTGGCAAATCACCAGCCTCATTCCCGCTCAAACCGGTATTTTTTACCTTTCCGTCGAACTGCCGGTGCAATACGAGCTCAGGATCCGCTCCATCTCAAGATTGGGAGCGACCAGCGACTGGTCGGATATCTATATATTCGATCCCAGCGACTTGAAGACCATGGGGCCGGACAGCTATTGGCTCATCGAGGAGAGCGATAATGAAATCGTCATAAAACCGAAGGCGGTTCCGCCCGCGATCGAGGGCCTGATCGCAGTCCCCGGGTTCCGATCCGTCACTTTCTCCTGGGATGCCTCTAAGAACCTTTATCACCTGGATTACATTTTCCGGACTAAACTGGGCGCGGCCGCCTGGTCCGCCTGGAGTTCCACGACTCTTCTCGGCGTCATCCGGACATTAACGAACGCCGAAATCGATGCCTACGGCATTGACGTGATCATTTATATTGAGGTCAAAGACAGGAACATCTGGGGAACCACGAGTGCCCTGGCCGCCTCGAGCAACGGGTCATCCGAGCCAATCCGCCCGGTCGAATTGACGGGCGCAATGTATCAAATCATCCCGACCGATAGTGATGATAATGTTTTTGCCAATTTAAAAGGCCTTTATGACGGCCTGACGGGTTCGGGGGGGATTACCTACTAAAATGGGAAGACCAAAGGGAAGTAAAAATAAAAAACCTTATGGGCCAGGATGGAGTAGGGGACTTACAAAGGAAACGAGCGAAATTGTTAAAAGAAGAAGTGAGAATATAAGCAAAGCGAGAATCGGGAGAAAGTTTGGAGTACAATCCCCAGAATGGCTTGAGAATAGAATGTGCAAACTAAGAGGAAGAAAACAATCCGAGCAGGAAAAGCAAAAGAGGAGGAAACCAAAACCCATCGGATTTGGAGAAAAATTAAGCAAATTACTCATGGGACATCCCCCCCATTCAACAGAAGAAGGAAATAGAAAATTGGTTCAATCGGCAATAAAACTTTGGCAAAATCCCGAATTTGTTATGAAGCAAATGCTCTCACGAGACCGGAGACCTAATAAGCCAGAGATTTTTATCCTTAATATTCTAGAAAGGTTTTTTCCTGGACAGTGGAAATATACCGGGGATTTTTCTTTCATGGTCGGAGGCAAAAATCCAGATTTTGCAAACATAAATGGCCAAAAGAAATTGATAGAGCATTTTGGAACCTATTACCATAGGGGACAAAATCGTCAGGACAGAACCAACCATTTTAAAAAATATGGATTTAATACACTGATAATTTGGGAAGATGAATTGAAAAACGAAGCAAAAATTATTGGAAAAATAAGAAGTTTCGCAGATGTTTAAATATATCCAGTATGAATATCCGGTCGAGTTCACCATAAACCATGTGATGGTCTGGGCGAGCGCGAGCCTCAACGCATACGTCGGCTATTCCAGGGATGGAATAACCTGGAATTATTTGAAAGCCCAGGCAAGCCATGCGCTGAGTAGCGGTTCCCTTCTGGAAGCATCAAACGAGGCCGACGCCCAGGAAAATTATTGGACGACCGGAATTTCCGGGGACGGGCAGCTCGCTGATGCCCTCTGGCCCTACATGCGGCAGGCAAAGATATGCCGTCTTTATTTTTCTACAACGCCGGTCACGATCCATGAGTTGAAATTCTGGGTATACGTCATCGCGGATGAGATCGTCGCCGGCACGTTGCGCCTCGCTACGGGCCTGATCATTGCCTCTACCCAGGATCCCAACAATGCCGTGATCATGGATTCCAGCGGAATCCGTGCATATTCCGGGTCGGTCCAAAAGTTAAATATCACCCCCGCCGGCATAACGATCACCGCCGGTAGTGGGTATGCCAACCTCTCGGACAAACCGACATCCCTGTCTGGAATCAATTCAGGTGAAGGAACAAAATTAAGCGGAATAGCTGCTGGGGCCGATGTTACTTCTCAAAATACTGCTGCTGGAATAGCAGGACAGGGAAGTTTAGCAACTCAAAACGCTGCAGACTTTGCTAGTCAAATTTCAGGAGCACAAAAGCCAGCAAACAATGCGACAGTCGGGGCGGACTGGAACACAAATCTGGTCAATATTCCCGGAACTCTAGTTTCACCAAGTGGGGATGGGTTGTATCTAGGTGCCACGTATATGGGGTTTTATAAGAGCTCTGCCTGGAAGTCCTTTATGAAGAACGACGGGACATTCCAGTTCTATGGGGATGCATCCAATTACGTCGCCTGGAATGGCTCTACCCTGAGCATCAAAGGGAGCATTGCAATAACCGGCGGAAGTGGGTATGCAAATATTTCGGATAAGCCAAGTTCTTTATCTGGAATTAATTCAGGTGAAGGAACAAAATTAAGCGGAATAGCTGCTGGTGCTGACGTTACCAGCCAGAATACCGCTGCTGCTATATCCGGCCAAGGTGCTCTGGCAACCAAAAGTAACGTTGCAGCCTCAGACTGTGATACGACGATAATAAGTGGCGGGAAGATCATAACGGGTCTATTGACAGCAAGTAACATCCAGACCGGAACCTTGAACCTTTCCTTAATAACATTTTCAAATTCCACTTTGGCATCTATAGACTCTGCTGCTTCCAGTAAATTGGCGGGAATATCTGCTGGTGCAGATGTAACTTTAGCTGCTCTCGACGGCGGATTACAAGTTACTGGTGGTGGTATAAATTTAGCGGGCACTGGCTCTAAGATTCGTAGCGGTCAAACAGCCTTTAATACAGGAACAGGTTTCTGGTTAGGGAATGTTAGTAGTACACCAAAGTTTTCCATTGGAAACCCCTCTGGAAAATATTTAACTTGGGATGGAAGTGATTTAACTGTTGGTGGGGATATAATTGCAACGGGGAATATTGTTAATCAGGCCGTAACCCGTGGGGCCGAATATATTAATAATTCGGCGATTACCTTTACGGGTACAGAAACTGAAATTGGAAGCATAACCATCACGACCAACACCGCCTCCGATTACGTCTGGTTATGGGCCAGGGCATTTACAATAGTCAGTCCTATTTACAATGATGGCAAGGACGGAGTCGCAGTCGGGTCAATTTATCGCATTAGAAGAAATTCCACTGCGGGTCCTATCGTAGATCAATGGACTTTTCCTCCTTGGTTTATTACTTTGGACGCTCCCTGCACTCTAATGGGGATTTCTCAACCCGGCGCAGCGGGTGCCATAGTATTTAAACTGACTGCCCAAGCTTCCTATTCTCCATTAACGCGGGATGGACAGGCTGCCTATAGGCTCTTAATGGGCCTGTCAAAGAGTAAGTGATATGAAAAATATTGTTTTAATTGACAAAAATGGATGGGTTGATGGAGTGATTCGAACTGAATGCGATTTTAGGGAATCAGATTATCCAGATCATATTTATATTGAAGTTAAAGATTATCAAATGGCGGGAGAAATCGCACATAGTGGAGCAATTATGTGGCATGATGGAAATTGCTTTAGACCCATCACCAATGAGCGCAGGATCTGGCAGCGACTGCGAGGACTTGGATTTGCGGGCCATAATTGTAGGGAGCCTTTCCAGAGATTAATCGGGGCTGAAATTGATAAAAGTTTTATAGGGGAATTAGGATTCGCCCCAATACCGGATCCTATCCCCACTCAAAAAATTCGCCCTCCAATTTTTGAAACAGAGGTCCAACCAGGTCTGATCTACCGCCTCGCGAATGAAAAGGACATAGATATATTTGAGCGTCATATGGTCAAAAGCGGTCTTTATGAAAAAGATAAGGCCTGGATTCAAGCGGCGGAATGGATCTCAGATCCATTAATTTGGGGCATAGTCACTGAGTGGAATGGTGAGGCTATCCAACTCGAATTTTATCATTTTGATCCCAAGGATGAATATTCAGTATGGGGTGGATTTGCAACCCACATAGACCGTGGCCGTCCTCACAAATTTTGGTCCCGGTTTTCAGTTAAATTATTTGAGGCCTTCAGCAGTTTGGGCATCGAGCGGATGAATACAGCAATTCGATCAGATCTGCCAGAATATATAAATTTCCTTAAAAATGCCTACGGCGCGATTGAGATGCATACCAAAGAAGGATCAATCTCGGTTCCACTGCGGTACACTATAAAGGAGACCATCAAGATCCTTGATAAAAGCACACCGACAAGAAAATCTTTGCAAGGATGGTCATGGAAAAAAAATGATGTACTGATCAGAGAAGGCACTGAAGTGGATCATATCATGATCAAAGATTGGTTGATTGCCAATGGCTCTATTTATACGCCAACTCACATTTTTTATGATTTGCTTGATAAATGGTGGAATTTGGACCAGGCTAGCATCCTTATGGCTTATAAAAAAAATGTGCTCGATGACATCTGGCTTATAAGGGAAAGAGAAGATGATCTTAGCGGCGTTATTTCGTTTGCCTTCGACACTGCGGAGAAGCTAGACGAGATCCGGGAAGGGATGTTCGATTGGCAGATTAAAGCCGGATACACCTCCTCATCTTTTTTTGTTGGAAAAGCCCATACCGAGCGGGACGTGGTAAAAAGCCTGGAATCAATTGGATGGAAAAAAGAAAAAGATCATGTGTTCCCATCGGGGGAACAGACTGAATACCGGCTGAATATTAAGGGATATAAGAAGTGAAAGATACGGAATTGACTCATTCCCAGGCCTATGAACTCTGGTCTCTTTTTGGCGAATCTATGGGAATAGAAAACTTAAGAAAAGCCTATGGATCCTACTGGCCAAGATTCCCGGTTTCTGGCGAGCGAATATGGTGTTTCTCCGATCCTGATGAAAAGATTGGCTGGGCTGCATTAAGGCCTGATCCCGTCGATCCCGTGGTCTGGCAAATAAGCGGCGTCTTTTTCCCCTTTAGGGACTTAGGCTATATGCGTGAAATATTTAGGTGGTGCATCAAGAAAACATTTACCGAATATCCAAAAGCTCAAGCGATGTTTTATTCGATTAGCAAGAGAAATCAGCGATTTTTAGATTGGAATCTCGCCGAGACAAGGAAAATAAATAGCAAAATGGAGAAAGTGGGGGAGATTAATTTTCCCGATCCCTATATTATCTTTGCGATTAAGGAGGGTAAAATATATGGATCCAATCATCCAGAAATTGCAGAATGATATCGTTCAGGAGTTGAACGGATTCCTGGTGGGCTTGGAACAGTCTAAAATCGGGTTCGGGTCCAGAATGCAGCAAGTGCTCTCTGCACTGGTCGCCGAACTGGAAACACGGGCCGCCGTGATAACGCAGGTCCAGGGCGAAAAAGCGGACCTGATCAAACAAATATCGGCCCTGCAGGAGAAAGTTTTGTCGCTATCTCCCCCAAAAAAGGACGAAGAAAGAAGACTAACCAC